CAACTGGGTATAAATGCCTAAGATGTGGTAGAAAGTTTACAAGTAAACAACCTCATAACTGTGACACAGGATTTAGAAAAAGGAATATAATTTGGCGACCTACATTTGATTAGTATGGTTGCTAACGGTTCGGGTATTGCCGAAGGTGGGGATTACTTGCACAACAGCCCATCCGAAGCACAAAAGTTCAATGTAGTGCAATTGCTTATTAGTGGAACGTCAGCCCCCACTTTTGGCAATACCTTGTTAGCGGCTGGCGTTCTTAAATTATCAAAATGAAAGCGAACAAAATTGTTTACAGTCGTCTGATTTCAAAAGGCAACTACGAGAATGCCAAAATTGAAATTGAATTAGAAGTTGAAGCTGGTGAAAAGGCTTCCGAAGTATTTGAAGCTGCTAAAAAGTGGGTTGAAAAACGTATAGCCGTTGAAAAGTTATCAAGTTTTACTATTGAAAGGGCTCAAAAAGTGATGGATGACAAACGCAATCACACGTTAGCACAAATTGAAGAAGCGGAGGAAATTTTGGCAAAGGTTAAAGTAAGTGATGATGAGTTGCCTTTTTAGGTGGCTCGTCATACGCTTGCCGCTAACGGTTCACGGCTTGGCGTAGTACAGGAATTTAATAAAAAAGTTGAATAGATATGAACACTATTGAAATAAAAACAGATTTAAGCGGAGAAAAATTACAAGTGTTGATGTGGGAAATAGAGGCTTTCTGCGAAGGTAAGCAGTTGTCTAAGCCTGTATTACGCCAAGCCGATGTTAGCGGTGAGTTAAATTGCGAACATGATTGGCTTGTTGACATGTATGACCACTTTGGATTCCCAGCAAGTAGGTTTTGTGATAAATGCAATACTCGTGAAGCAATTTAATTACTGCTAACGTTCGGGCATTGCCGAAGGCGGGGATTAATAGCACAAAAGTTAAATAGATGCAGAAAGTTGATATACATACAGAAGTTTCATCGGAGCAAGTCAGCCCCGCTTTTGGCAATGCCATGTTAGGTGCAGTGCCATTATCGGAGGTTCATTTGGAAGATTGCACTAAGGCATTAAAACGCTTTTCTGACAATTTCTTTGATGTGGCAATTGTTGACCCGCCCTACGGAATAGGCAGAAGCGGGCAAACGGAAACCTTTACAAAGAACCCAAAGCATAAACGCAAGCACTTTGCTGATAAAGGATGGGATACTGAAACGCCCGCTGCGGAATATTGGAACGAATTGTTTAGGGTATCTAAAAATCAAATTGTGTGGGGAGCAAACTATTTTACTGAATACTTGCCCGCCTCAATGGGTTGGATATTTTGGGATAAAGGGCAAGATTTATCAATGAGTGATGGCGAACTGGCTTACACTTCGTTTAATCGGGCTTTAAGAAGGGTAAAGATTAATAGAGGGCAATTGATGGTAGAAGGAGGAACGATACACCCAACGCAAAAGCCGATTAAACTTTACGACTGGATTATTCAAAACTATTGTGCGGAGGCAAATTTGATTTTAGATACCCATGTAGGAAGCGGAAGTTCAAGGATAGCAGCAGCAAAGGCTGGTAAACAATTTATAGGATTTGAAATTGACAAAGAATATTATGACAAACAAGAAAAGCGTTTTAATGACTGGAATAGTCAACTGCGAATGTTTTGACGGAGACGTTCACGGCATTGCACCTAACGGTTGCAGGTTTACGCAGTTTAATTTAATAATGATAATATGAAAAATAAAGAAGCAAATTTTGAGTGGAATAAGACAATACAGGAACTCGCTAAATTGCGTAAACCTGTTGTTAGCCAACGAAGTGAACAGTTAGTTGATTTTCTTCGTTGGTTACGAGAAACTGAGTTTAATGTAGATGGTCATAGTATAGAAGATGTGGTAGATGAATACCAAAAATCAACTAATTGTGGCTAACTAATCGCTTTGCGCCATAAAAGTATAAGAATGCAATATTTACGAGACATAAACCTTGATACAATTATAATTGTGTATGCCGGAATTAAGTTTACCGACTTGGTGTTGTCGGACATGGGAATGATAAATTACAAGACTGGCAAAGTTTATAATCGGATACTTAACAGCGGTTGTTATGGCTATTTTATTAATAGAAAATTCAAGTCTGAAAGCAGTTTGCAAAAGTACCCGTTAACAAAAATAATTTACATCAAAGAGAAATTACCGTTTTGAAATGTAAAAGTAATTAGCTATACTTGTAGTGTAATAAAAAGTCTGGTATCACAATAGACTTTAACGAGCTTGTGCCTCGGTGTTGATTGTAGTCGTGATACCCTGCAAGAAACACTTGGGCATTTTTATTTTATTAAATTTATTTATATGATTTACAAATTCGAAGAACCTGGAACTCCAATAGAAATGGAGGTAAAAAAAGACAATGAAACGTATCAATCAGAAACAGTAGAGGTTAAGGTTTCATTTACATCTACTAAAGCATCACAGTCTATTAGGCTATCAAAAACTGATGTATACCATTTAATCGGTGCGCTACATTTGCTTCATAAAGAAATGAAATAGAAATGAATGGGTATGAATTAAGTCGTGCGTTTTTCGATTGGAGTTTCGAGAACCCGAATAAAATTAATCCTAACCATATCGCGCTTTACTTTTTTTGCATTGAGCATTGCAACAGACTTGGGTGGAAGGATAAATTTGGACTACCTACAACAATGGCAAAAGAGGCTATTGGTATAAGGTCATACAATACGTATAAAAAAACACTCGAAGATTTAGTTGAATTTGGGTTTGTTGAAATGATCGAGGTTAGTAAAAATCAATACTCAAGTAATATAATTGCACTATCAAAATTTAATAAAGCACTTAATAAAGCACTTGATAAAGCACTTGATAAAGCATTGATAAAGCACACGACAAAGCAAAGTGAAAGCACGCAACAAAGCATTGATAGTATAGATAAACAATTAACAATTAAACAAGAAACAAATAACAAGGCTATACCCGAAATTGATGTTTTTATGAATTACTTTAAGGAACTATCAGTAGAATTGAAATTGAATTATGATGCTTATAGTTTTACCGTTCAAGCAAAATACGAAAATTGGGTTGAAAACGGATGGAAGGACGGCAATGGTTCAAAAATAAAAAACTGGAAAACCAAACTTAAAAATACAATTCCTTTTTTAAAACCAATTTGGAACAACCAACAACCACAACAACAAGTACCACAACAAATAAACTACAAATCACTTGATATATGAAACCAAAACAAATTGAATTAGGCGTTTTACCACCTCAGAACTTAGAGGCCGAAAAGTACCTTTTAGGGTGTATTTTAGTTGAATCAAGACGTTTACACGACTTTATTGACTATTTGATACCTGAGGCATTTTATAGCCCTATAAACGCTGAAATTTACCGCTCTATACTTAATTTGCAAAAAGTATTAACCCCGATTGATTTACTAACTGTAACAACTGACTTGCGTAAACGTGGCAAATTACAAGATGTAGGAGGTGCATTATTTGTTACATCATTAGCAAACAAAACAGCAAGTACAGCCAACGCCAGCGCATACGCAAAGATTATAAACAGTTGCTACATTAAACGCAAGGCAATCGAATTTGCAGAAGATTTAAAGAAATTAGCCTATCAAGACAGTTCAGACGTTAACGATGTAATCAACCAAGCCCAACGAGGGGTTAATAAGATTAGCGATAACGTTGTGGTAAGCAATACGCAAACAGCAAGTGAGTTGTTTATGGAAGCACTAAAAATTAACGATAAGTTGGTGCAACACACTGGCGAGTTGATTGGCGTAAATACAGGGTTAAACACTTTAAACAGGTTAACTTGTGGTTGGCAAAAGTCGGATTTGATTATATTAGCTGCTCGCCCTGGACAGGGTAAAACATCAATGGTAGTATCATTTGTAGATGCAGCAGCGCAGTCAGGCGTGCCAGTTGGGATATTATCACTTGAGATGAGTAGCCGACAACTTTACGCACGTTTAATTGCGCAAAAGGCAGACATAGCACTTCATAGCGTGTTGCGAAAAGGGATGAATCAATACGAAGTTCAACAAGTAATCTCAAAGCAAAACGAGTTAACCAACGCAAATATGTTGTTTGATGACACCGGAGGAATAACGTTAACTGGTGCAATAAATAAGGCACGTAAGTGGAAGCGTGAAAATGGTTTAGGATTATTGGTTATTGATTATCTTCAATTTATTGTTAACAAGCAATCTGGGTTAAGTCGTGAGCAGGAGGTAAGTGAAATAAGCAGAACTTTAAAGACGTTGGCAAAAGAACTTGACATCCCAATTATAACCGTTGCATCAATGAGTAGAGCAAGCGAGAAGCGTGGTATAAGCGCAAGGCCAATGAACTCAGATTTACGAGAAAGTGGAGGTATCGAAAGCGATGCAGATATGATAATTTTCATCCACCGCCCAAGCGAATACGGAGTAACCGAAATGGAAGATGGCTCAAGTAGCGAAGGTAAGGCTGAGTTAATAGTGAGTAAACACCGTAACGGGCCAACTGGTAAAGTAATAATCGGATTTGACGGTGCGCGAACTAAATTCTTTGATTTGCAACCAACTTATAACGAACCAAATTTTTAACACATGACAATACAAGAAGTAATTTTAGTTAACCCAAAGGTTGGGTTGATCTTAGACAAGGCATCTAATACCGAAAAACCGACAATAGCCGATTACGAGCGGTTTAAAAAAGAGTTATCAAACGAAGTAGGCCATGATTGCAAATACTTTGAACTACAAAACTACAAGGCATACGAGGCCGCAATAGTTGAATTATGCGGGGCTTTAAAAATTTAATCAATTTTGTTTTACAAATTAAAACTAAACACTAAATTTGTAACAATCTAAACCAATATTTTAACCATGAAAGCAACCACACGTAAATGTAAGTACTGCAAAGAACGCTACACGCCAAAGCATAGTTCACTTGAGCCTTGTTGGAAATACGAGTGCCGGATAAAGCATTTACAAGCCAACACAGCGAAGATTAATCGAGTGAATAAGGCTAAGGCAAAGGATAAAATCAAAAGCTATTCACAGCGTTTAGGGGAGGCTAAAAAGGTTTTTCAAAAGTGGGTGAGGGTGCGCGATAAAGATTTACCTTGCATAAGTTGTAATGCTAAGGTGTCGAGTGTATGGGATGGTTCACATTTTAAAAAAGCAGAATTGTACAGAGGTGTAATATTTCACGAAAATAACGTAAATAAATCTTGTGGCAAATGCAACCGATACTTAGGCGGCAACGAGTTAAATTACCGGGTTGGTTTGATAACTAAAATAGGCGAACAAGCAGTAATTGAATTAGAGCAGTTAGCCGAAGCCACACGAACAAAAAAGTACACCAACGAGGAATTAGAAGAAATTAAACTAAAGTACAAGACATGAAAGTAATATTTTTAGATTTCGATGGGGTATTGAACCCAACGCATTACATGAATTGCAAAATTTATGGCACTCATTAACTGGCGAAGAGCTAACATTAAAAGATGCAACCAAAACCACGCACTCCGAACACACGAGATGCAAGCACTTTGACGGAAGTTATAGCGTTGTAGATACTGACAAATTTGGCAACAAAACACACTATGTAAGGGATAGCTTTGCAAAGGCTAACGCAAAGTATAATAAAGTATTAAGCACTAAACATAAGTAACTTATCAACAAAAATAGGAAGTCACAACCAACTAACTGATATTTGAACTGTGGGATTAGAGGTCGCACGACCTTCTTCATTTCATATTGGTTAGTGGGCTTAGGGGTGGCGAAAGTTGCCCCTTTGTTTTTTTTAACTATATTTGAATAAACAAAAAAATCATGAACCAAATCGACTTAGATATTTTAAAGATTTTCGGACTAAGAGCATGGATGCTTATTGCCCGTTTATTTACCACTTTATCGTTGTTTTACGCGCATTATTTAACCCCGAGTTGGGTATTTATTGCCGCAATGTGCATTAGTCTCCCTTTGGTAGGCGTAGCCGCATACCGATGTATTGAAACTTTGAGGTTGTGGGTTGAAATGAAACCACAAATCAACAAGGCAAAAGAAATCGTGCTTAAAGATAAAAACAAACAATACAGAGATAGCTTGTAGGTTATGGGGAAGTCACCAAAAAAGTTAGATGAAGTAAACGATAAGTGCATTTCAATATGTGAAGCACTTTCGCAAAACAATAGAGGGTTGCACCACCATTGTAAAGACTTCGGAATTTCTCCAAAGACTTTTTATGAGTGGATGAAGATGTCCGAAGAAAACGGGAACAAATACGCGCGCGCCCGCGAGGCTCAAGCCGACTATATCTTCGATGAAATCATTGAAATAGCAGACGACAACAGCGGAGATACCACAGTAACCGATAACGGCATCCAAGAGAACAGAGAGTTTACGAGCCGTAGTAGATTAAGGGTTGATGCGAGAAAGTGGATAGCAGCCAAATTAAAGCCGAAGAAATACGGTGATAAGATAGATGTAACATCAGACGGTAACGAGTTGAAACCAGTTGTTATTAGTTTAGGTGTTGGAATTGACCCGAAAACAGATGAAGAAACATAGCGTGAAACAATTTACCAAAATTAAAAACAATGTTTCACCTGTTTATAGTATTTAGATAGGTTAAAACCCCGTGTTTTGATATACTAAATTTTACCAAAATCTTTTGTAAAAGATAAAATGCAGCTATTAAAGAAACAAAATTATGCACAGTTCTACCTAAAGGACAAAGTAACCGAAGAAGTCCTTTATGGTGGAGCTGCGTTGTAGCCCCCCTGCTTAATTGTGGGGGGGGGAATATGCAGGAGGAGGCAAAAGCGCATTTGGTTGTTTATGGTTAATAGCCAATTGCACAACCTATCCCGGCACTCGTTGGCTAATGGGTAGGAGTAAGTTAAAATCGTTAAAAGAAACCACGCTAAACACTTTCTTTGATGTAAGTAGTATGTTGGATATTGGCCATTTGTACACTTACAACGCTCAATCAAATATCATTTACTTTAAGAACGGGAGCGAAATAATATTAAAGGATTTGTTTCTTTACCCATCAGACCCAAACTTTGATAGTTTAGGTTCGTTGGAGATAACTGGAGCGTTTATTGACGAGTGCAATCAAGTAACTTACAAGGCGTGGCAAATAGTTAAGTCACGTATTCGTTACAAGTTAACCGAAAACAAACTTATACCTAAGATGTTAGGCACTTGCAACCCTGCTAAGAATTGGACTTACTCCGAGTTTTACAAGCCAAATAAAACAAACGAGTTACCGAGCTATCGTAAATTTATTCAGGCATTACCGATTGACAACCCACATTTACACGCAAGTTATTTAGAAAGTTTGAGTAGGTTAGACAATGCAAGCCGTGAAAGGTTGCTTCACGGTAATTGGGAATACGATGATGACCCAACGGCATTATGTGATTATGAAAGTATTTTAGCACTATTCACAAACAACCACGTTCAGCCAAATGGTAAGAAGTATATCACAGCAGACATTGCGCGGTTTGGTAGCGACAAGGCAATTGTAATGGTATGGCATGGTGATGTGATAGTTGAAATACACCGATTTGCAACAAGTAGTACTGTTGAAATTCAAAACTGCATCAACTCATTAAGGGTAAAGCATGGTATAGCAGCTTTAAATTGCGTAGCCGATGAAGATGGTGTTGGTGGTGGTGTGGTTGATAACTGCAGAATAAAAGGGTTTACTAATAATGCAAGGCCAAATATTAACCCAAAGACTGGTAAACCTGAAAACTACTTTAATCTTCAATCCCAATGCGCATATAAGTTGGCTGAAAAAATACAAACCAACTCAATTTACTTTGCACCAACTTGTAACTTGTCCGCCAAAGACAAAGAAGAAATAACCGAAGACCTTGAGCAGTTAAAGTCGCATGATGCAGATAATGATGGTAAGTTGCGAATACTACCAAAAGAAATTATCAAACAAAATATTGGACGTTCACCCGATTGGCGTGACGTGTTATTAATGCGACAAGTATTTGACTTTACCATTACAAGTAAGGCGTTCTAAAAATGTACGTTAAAACAAAATTCAAACAATTAAATTAAATTTGTGATATGCTACCAGTTACTTATGTAAATGCAAAAGGAGAAGAAGTAAAAGTAAACATTCCAATTAGTTGGCGTGATATTACTTGGGCTAAATTCGTGGAGATTGAAAGCACCAAGTTTGAAAACGAGTGTGCGAGGATAGCCTTTATTGCAGGTATTGAACTAAATGTTTTGCTAAATAACCCGTTGTTTTATAAAGCTATTATCGAATCGACTTCGTTTATTTATGAAGTTGACATAAACCAATATCAATCTTTTATACCTGCGAAGTTAAAAGAGTTGATAACTGAAAAAGGTTGTGATAATGTAGGTAGTAAAGAGTGGGGCAAAATTGAAACGACAAAGACCGCAATCAAAGGTAGTGGAGAAGAACCATACAAGGCGGCTGCAACTATCATTAAAACATATTTAGACATTGATATTAATGATAAGCCAGTAGTTGAAGTGTTAGGATTGGTCGCTTTTTTTTTTGACCAAGTCGGGGCGTTTTTCGCAAAGTACCAACAGTTAAACGAAGGTGATGTTGATGAAGATGAACAGTTGGCAGGCGTTCACCGATTAAGTGCATTTGGCCCGTTCGCAACAATGGACTATTTGACGAAAGGTGATTTGAGTAAACATGATGAATTTTGGAATATGCCAGCAGATAAAATTTACACCAAGTTGCTATTTGACAAAGTAGCCCGTGATGTAGAAAAGGATTTGAAAAAGATTAAAGAAGCGCAAAGTAATGAGCGGACTAAACGATGAATACTTAATAAGGTTAGGGCAACAGTTAGTTGATGCGATAAAGAACGCAATTAACACAAAAAACCTAACTGGTTACGGCCCAAGTGTTGCAAGTGGTGAGTTGGTTAATTCGATACGTTTTGAGTTCAGCCAAAACGAACTAAAGATATTTGGTAAGCAATATATCGGAGCTTTGCAATACGGACGTAAACCAACATCAGGAAGTGCAACACAGCCGACATTGCGTGAGCGCATACGAGAATGGATTGACATTAAAGGAATACAACCTGATGACATCAGCAAGGATAGTTTAGCGTATTTGATAGCGCGTAAAATACATGAAGAAGGAACTTTGATTTATCAAAAGACTGGTGGCGAAAGTAGTGGTTTGCTTGACGATGTTATCAATGATGATTTGATAAAAGAAATTGAGCGTAACATAATCTTGTATTATACCCAAGAAATTAAAAGCAATATTTTGAAAAACGTACCTAAAGCGATGTTAGCATGATAACAGTAGTAACAGAGCCTGCTAATGAGTGGGTATCGGCATACGAGCCGAACTTATTTGAGTTTAAACATTTTAGTAACGTTGGAACTTTTATATTTTATGCTTTTACAGTTGGTGAAAATTGGAAGATAGACACAGGAAGTTCGGCTATAACAGATTTGTTTAAAGTTGGTAGCACTGTGTTTGTAGCTGGTTTATATCAAGATGTAATCATTGACATAACGGGTAATGTTTTGACAATGGCCGATAAGCGCACATTTTTAACAGGTGCAACATTTAACGCAACAATTGATATTTTACAAGAAGGTGTAGCGCAAGTTTCGATTTACATTGCACGATTAAATGTTGGTGTAACGTGGAGTAAGTTAGCCGACCTATATGTAATATTTCGAAACGGCAAACATTCGGTTGATGTGCAAGGGTATTTGCAGGATTATTTTAGAAATATTAAACCGCCTCCGGTTACCGGGATAGACAATGAGTTGTGGGTTAACTATAAGTTGATGTATGGCAATTTACAATTAGGCGATATACACAGTAGTGCTTACTCAACAATTGAAGGGTTAGGCGCAAGTCAATATGCAACAGTTGGTAAACCTTTAAGGATAGGAGCAGTTGAAACATTCGCAGGTAAGAGTAGTATTTATTCACGCATTAATGCATCAACAATCGAAAACATTTTAGTATCATGATAATTTGCAACGGAGATACAACGCCAATAGTTATAGATTTGCCAGCTGGTCAAACAGACATTGAACTATTGAATAATATACCCGGTCTAAGTATAGATGGCGAAACTGGAGTTATTACAATTGATTGGGATATTTTTGTGCTTGGCACATTCACTATATTAATTGGTTATACGTTAGGCGGTGAAGATTTTGTTTTTACGTTAGAATTAACGGTTGTTGATTGCACCCCTAAACCAATAGTTAAGACATACGATTTATGCATTGGGTCTTCGTATAATTTACAGATATTATTTTCTGACGGCAACACATATAGTGATGTTGCGCTTGGGGAAGAATACATTGGGGTTTCAGTTACTTCAACAGGGCTGCTGACAATTGAAAGCGATGGTATAGGTGAAGAGCCATTTACAATTATAGTAAACTATAATGAAGGCTTGAGTGAAGAAATTACAATAAATCCAATAAGCTGTTTAGTACCCGAAGAACTAACAACAACAGAGTGTGAGCGAGACGGTATAGGCATAAGTTGGGTAAACCAAGAAGGTGGCCGACAATCATTTTACTTCAATCAACCGAAAGAATTTGGTATTGCACAAAGCGGTGGTGAAGAATATAAGAACACTTCACGAGAGAAACGATACTACACACGTGGAGAGGTAGAAGATACGGTAAACATTACGCAACAGTTTATACCGATTGAATTTGTAACATCAATAAATAGTTTAAAAAACTCAATTCAAGCGTGGGCGTTTACCGATATTAACACGAGTAGCACTTACAAGTCGATTATAATTGATGAAGACACGTGGATATTCAAACGCACTAATGACCGTTACTATACCTTATCGTTTAGGTTTAGATATTCAAAGGCTAAAGTAATTCAAAAGCAATGATAGAACTACTTATTAACGGTGAGATAATAACCGGTATAGATGAAATTCGATTAACTAAGGCCGTTAATGACTTGGGCGATTTGCCTTCAAGACAAGGCGAGTTTAGTACAACGATTGACGTGCCTTTGACTAAAAGCAATTGTTTGGCATTGGCTAATGTTGAACAGATAAATAACGTAACAAAACTTTACAATAAGTTAAACACTTACGAACTTTCCGAAAGTGGGGTATTGGTGAGCAACGGAACAGCACGAATATTGAACGTAAAAGATAGCATACAAGTGGTGTTGCTTTCAAACAATAGTGATTGGACTTTAAATTTAGAAAGTAGTTTACAAGACATTAGTTTAGATGATTTAAACATTAATTTTATTGGTTCAGAAATAGAGGCAAATAGGTTAAACACGTCTAATTTTGTATTCCCCAATATGTGGTATGACGTAACAATACCAACAAGCTATACATGGGGTGCAAATGATTTCAGGCCTTCATTTTATGTTGGGGATTTAATGAAGAGAATACTATCGCAAAATGGGTATACAGGGCAAGGGGATTTGTTTAATGATGCATTGTTCAAAAAACTTGTATTGCCATTTACAAACAAGGATTGGAGAAAAAGAAATTTTGGGAAAGAATCATCATGGAGACCACAAATTAAAAATAATATACCTATTGACCCAATAACAAATCAAACATTCTTAGGAGGAGATATTGTATATTTATACGACAATACGTTATATAACTTTTTCAACGGGGAATGGTGTTTGTTTACCGATGGATTATACTTAATTTTTGAGTGGTTCAATAATGCGAATAAAACACTTAATTATGAAATAATATTGAACATTTCGAGTAGCCAACCTGCCCCATTAACTGCATACTTAAAGGCTGGCAGGGTTGATGGATTTGGAAACTTAGTTAGTGTTGTTACGCTATCAAGCCAAACATTTAGCGCGGCAGGTGATTATACTTTTAGTGGTAGTTTTACGAGTACAGAATTATCAACAGACAATCGTGTTTTCTTTATTGAGTTTAGCACCGCATTGGTTGGACAACTAAACTGCAAAGGTGGAGAGATGCACTACGAGGGGGTTGATGCTGAAATTGAACAACCATTATTTCAGTGGACAGACTTTGCACGTGCATTACCTGACGTAAAGCAATCAGACATATTTATTACTGTGATGAATATGTTTAACGAGCTTTCAACTACCAATAACATAACACGTGAAGTTTTATTTTTCAGTTTAGAAAAAATAATTGATAACATACCAAACGCTATTGATTGGAGTGACAAGGTAGATTTAAAAGAAGAGCATGAGGTATCGTTTGATTTCTTCGATAACTACTTTAAAAATAACTTATTCGGGTATAAAATAGATGATAACGACCCATACATAGCAGGAACTAAAACAGGCGAAGGCAGCATATTGTATGATAATGATAACTTAACAAATGAAGGAGAAGTATTTGTTTCAGAGTTAAGCCCATTTGTAAGGGTTATAATGATGGGTAAAGAAATAGCTATGATACCCAAAAACGGTATTGATGGGGAGCTTAACCCCAAAATAGGATACATAGAAATAACAAATAATAACCTTATAACTCAATCACCGTTCCCAGCACCAACACAATCAGCGGAATTGTTTTTTGATGACATATCATTTAAAAAACTTATACCTGCCTACTATTCATCGTTACAGCGAATACTTGCAAACAACACAGTAGTTAAAATGCTGTTCAGATTAACGCGAAACGACTTTGCAAACTTTGATTTTAGCACACCGATATTTATTGACGTAATGACAAACAAAGGACAGGTAAGAGGACATTTTTATGTAAACCAAATTTCACAATATAACGTAGGTGCGCATGATAGTTGCGAAGTAACTTTAATTCAAATAGACTAATGGAAGAGGTATTAATATTTTCGGTAAAGATTGACCAAGAAGAAGCATTGAAACAAAGTGCTGAGTTGTCAAAGTCAATACAAGAGTTGACAGCACAACAAAAAGAGTTGGCTGCATCAGGTGAAAGCGCAAGTGTTGCCTACCAAGAAAACGCTGTACTATTACGTACTTTGAAAAAAGAACAGTCGGACGTAAATCGTCAATTGGATAATAGCGTAAAAGCATTTAAGGCAGCTAACGGTTCTATTGAACAACAGCGAGCAAATTTGTCTGTGCTTACCCAACAATACAATAAGTTAAGCAAAGAGGAACGCGAAAACGAGCAAGTTGGCGGAAAGTTAGCCAAGCAAATAAAGTCGCTATCTGATGAACTAAAGGCAAATGAAAGCGCAATAGGAGATAATCGAAGAAGCGTTGGAGATTATAAAGGAGGCATTTTAGATGCTGCTAAATCACTTAACTTATTTGGTGTTGATGTTGGTGGCTTGGTTGACAAACTAAAAAACTCAAAGGATAGTATCGACACAGCACGTGCAGGATTTAGTGGCTTTAACGGTGTTTTAAAAGCCAGTGTATTAGGTGTTGTGATTACTTTGCTTACAGGTTTGATTGCAGCGTTTACAAAGTTTGAACCGTTGGTTGATAAAGTAAGCGCGGTATTTGCAGGGTTAAACGCCGCAGTTGATGTGTTTGTTGAGAGGCTTACACGTGTAGGTCGTGGATTGGTAGAAATACTAAACGGCAATTTTACTGAAGGGTTAGAAATGGTAAGAGAAAGTTTTGATGGTGTTGGTAAAGCAATGTTAGATACGGCAAAAGCTGCTTATGATTTATCAGAGGCATTGGATGCATTAGACGACCGAAACCGCGCGCAAATAGTTTTAAATGCAGAAGCAAAAAAGAGTGTTGACCAGTTACTATTGCAGGCAAAGAATAGGACGTTGAGCGAGCAAGAAAGATTAAAATTATTAGAACGTGCTGGCAAAATAGAACGTGATAATTTTGAGCAAAACAAAAAGCTACAAGAGGATGCTTTTAATATTGCAATTGAACAAGCACGCTTAAAGACACAACTTTCACGTGAAGAAATTGAAGAACTACTAACCAATACTGATAGGCGTGAAGAACTTGAAAAAAGAATTGGAACACTAAAGAGCGAAGAACTGACCAAGTTGGCCGAGCAAAAGGCGCAAATAATTTTACTTGAAAACGAAACCATAAACGTTGAAGAAAAAATAGCAAATAGGCGTGATGCGTTGATTGAATCAGAAAGTCAAAAAAGAGCAAAGGCAGCAGAAGAACGTGCGAAAGAAATTAAAGCACTTGAAGATGCTTATGATAAGTTGTTTGAAGACTTCGACAAAAAGAATAAAGAGGAAGCCGAAAAAATCCAAAAGGATAGGGAAGATGCTTATAATAAGCAATTATCGGCACTTGAAAACTTTTACAAACAACAAGAGATAACCCGTGTAACCGCATTAAGCAATGAAGCGATAACACAAGAGCAATACGAGGCGCAAGTATTAGTATCAAGACAACAACAAGCGCAAGCATTAGCAGAATTAAATAAACAGTTTTACAAAGACAGCACCGATGCAGAGTTGCAATTTGCACAAGCAACATTAGCTATTCAAGAAAAAAAATCTGAGGACGTAAAAAAAGCAAATGAGGCAGAGGCAAAAAGTTACTTAGCATTAGCCCAAACAGCACAAAGTGGATTGAGTGCATTAGCTGGAACATTTGAAGAAGGCAGCGCATTACAAAAAGCTGCAGCATTAACTAATGTGGGTATTAATTTAGGTACGGCATTAGGTAATATAGTAGCATCAACGACAGCCCCAAGCCCTGATAACATTGCGACTGGTGGTATAGCAGGTATTGCAAAATACGGTGCGTTGTTAGTGCAAGTATTATCTGCAATGGCGCAAGCTCGTAGTATCGTAGAAGGTGCGGCCGCTGGTGGTGGCACGTTCTATACTAAAGGCCCAACAATGTTACTCGTAGGTGATAACAACGGAGGCCGCGAAAAAGTAACCGTTGAACCAATAGCAAGCAGGGGTAAGACAGTAGTTAACCGCAATAGTAACTTAGTTAAAATGGCAGGCGGTGGAACACTGGTTAGTGATGGAGGTGCTTCGATTAGCGAAGTAACAAGTAGAGTAAACAACCAACTTAACTTAAAAGAGTTGATAGCAAATTTACCAGCACCAATTGTTAAGGTAACAGATATTGACAGGGTTAATAGTAATCGCGCTAAAACAGCAAAGGTTAGTCAGTTGCGTTAATGTATTGTTTAACCATTCGTATAAGTTCAGTATTCATTTTGGTGTCTTTAACACGGCACTTTTCTTTGAACTTACGATGAAGTGATGCGCTACACTCACATTTAATTACTTTGATTTCAGTTGTGTTGTTACTCATTAGAATGTACGTTTAAATGTTTAACAAATGTAGTAAAATTAAATTTGAAAGCAACAAGTAGTTATGATAGCAAAAATAACAATTGAAGGCCACATTGGCGATCCAACACGAGATTTGATTTCGGGCATTGAAGACATGGCAAGCCCATTCTTTACTGCTACTGATATGGCTGTTTTTTTATCTGCTAATCAAAACGCATTAGGCTATGAAGTCACAATTAAAAGCGGTGGTGGTTATGTTGATGAAGGCTTTGAGATTTACGACATGTTGCGTAATACCGGCAAGCCAATAACAACAATTGCACACCAAGCTGATAGCATTGCGAGCGTTATATTTTTAGCAGGAGATACCCGTAAGGTAATGAAGTCGGCAAAGCCTCTTATACACTTCCCTTTTATCGAAAATCTTTTTGTTGAATATGCGACTGCTGATGTAATAGAGGGTATTCACAAGGGCGTTAAAGAGGTGCAAAACCAAATCTTAAAAGTATACAAAGAGCGTACAAACGCAAGTGCTGAAAGCCTATCTATAATCATGGACAAGAACGAAAGCATTACAGCTGATATGTTTCATGCTTTAGGATTTGCACACGAAGTAATCGAAGATACAGCGCAAGTAAGTAACTATCGTTTATGCGCAAAGTTGACAAACGACAACAGTTTAACAATTGATAAAATGGACAAAAAACAAAAACAATCTTTACTAAGTAAAATTGAAAACTTGGTAAAGAATTTAGCAGGCAGCGTTAAAAACATGATGTTGCAACTTGCTGATGGTTCAGCAAATTTATACTTTAAAACCGAAGCTGAAGATATTGCAGTAGGTGACGAAGTGTATTTAGACGAAGCCTTTACAACTCCTGCACCAGAAGGCGAACACATGATTGAAGGCAATCGTACTATCGTAGTTGCAGTTGATGAAAATGGAATTGCCACTATTGCTGAAATCAAAACAGAGGCAGACGATGCTGCAGCAAAGAAAGATGAAGAGATTGAGAACTTGAAAAAAGAACTTGAAAACTCTAAAAATCTTTTATCAGCAGCCGAAGCAGAGAAAGCAACCTTAGTAAACGAAAACACAGAGTTGAAAAACAAAGTAACAGCGTTTAATGAAGCCAAAGCCAAAGCCGATGCAAGCAGCGCGAAAATTAAAACTGAGTTAGAAGAGTTAAAAGCAATGGTATTAAATCATAATGATGACAACAACAAAAAGCCTAACTTGTCTAAAGCAGCGCAAGAACTTGAGCATAGACGTAAGTTAAGAGCATTACAACAACGATAATGGCAAGGAGAAACGAAGTTAAGCCCAATGTTTACAAGGTAAAAGAAGGCGTTGAATTATACCCTTATGGTTTGCATTGCGAGCCTATCAAAGGCGAAGTTTCAGAGGAGATTTATTTATTCCTTATCGAAACTGGCAAAGCCAAAGAGGAAGATTTTGAACAATAAAAAACAACAACAATAAAAAACAACAACAATAAATGAAAAAATCAATTTTATCATTACTCGTGGCCTTCATGGTGTCGGCCATTGTAGGATTAGCAATTAGCGGCTTTACTGGTGCTGATGCTAAGTTCACGGTAGGCAGTATGTTTGCATTAACTATTGCTGCATCATTGGCAATGCCAAGGCAATTAACCAACATTGTAAGAGGTGTTACTTACTCACCTGCTGAGTTTACAGGGTCGTTTTATGAGGAAATCTTTAACGAGATTTTGTACATGAACAAAACAGTTGAGCGTGGTTTAGTGCGTTTAATTGACAATGTAAATACTGAAACTGTTTTAACTGAAAGCAATGTAACACGTACAACACAGGCTTATAAAGCCTCACCAGCTAACGCTGATGCAGCAGGTAGTTTAGCGTTTGCCGATAAGATTTTACGACCTTATCAATTCATGATTTATGATGAGTTCACTCCTAACACTATTATATTCTCACGTATGGGTAAACCAAACGGTGGTAACACCTCATTCCCTAAAATTAGTGATGAATACCAACGCCAAATATTAGCGCGTTACGGTGCGGCCGAAGCCGAATTAATGGAATCAAGATTTTGGAACGCGGCAACAACGGCAACCAAAACAGCAGTTGCTGCACTAACTCCTGGTGTTGGTCAAAACGCAGTTGGTACAGCAGAGCAAACATACGTAGCAGCCGCCCCAACTGATTTAATAGATGGTATTTTAACGAAGTTGATTTTATCATATAGTGTAACTAAACGTAGGATTAAAGTTGCAGGCACTACCATCACCGCATCAAACATTGCTGATGAATATGCAAAGGTTTATGCAGCAATTTTACCTAAGTTGTTGCAACCTAATTATGCAGGTTCAGTAAGAATTTTTGCACCGCATAATCACTTGCAGTTAATAAATACCTTTAACACTAATGCTACTTATCGCGACCTATTCCAAGTAAGCGGTGGTAACTATTTTTATAACGGTGTAATGATTGAATTTGTGCCACTTCCAAACAACGCAATGATTGCAGGTATAGGTACTGATTTGGTTTGGGGTTGCGATATTACTGATGCAAGTTCAAGTGTTAAGATTGACTTCTTAGCTAACAACAGCGAAGATATGTTTATCAAAGCACCATATACTCAAGAAAGCGCATTTGTGCAAGCACAACAATTTGTAGTTTACGTTGGTTAATAATATAAACAATGGATAGCTGTTACACACTTACAAACTTAGCCGCATCTTGTGATGCGGTTAAGAAAGTAGGTGGTGTTAAGTCGAGATTTTGGATAGGCCAAAAACCAGATTTAGCAACACTTACTTTTGGCACTAACGGAGAGGTGCTAACTATGACATTAAAGGCAGGTAAAAAGTTAGGCAAATTTGATGGTATGCAATTTAAAAATACTGCATCAACCGAAACAGTGCCTAACGAAACTCGCAATATGTTTAACCAAACATTTACAGGTGTTCTATTCTACAAAACACAAGCAGAACTTGAGGCAATTGAAAAGCTATTGATTAGCGACAGGTTGTTTGTGTTGTATGAAACAGAAGCTGGACAAATAAAGGTTAAAGGGATTGACCAAAACCCATTTAACGCGGCAGACTTAGGTGCAAATCGCGGCATGAACATTACCGCTGGTAGCGGTGGTGACGGAACTGTGTTAGCTGATAGTACTGGCGTAACTGTTACAATGGTTGGTGAGATGTATAACTTTGATAAACTTTATAAACCAGCAACAGCTATTGCAACAGTTATTGCAGAGCTTGATGCCTTAAGCGTTTAATAATATGGATAGTTGCTATAATTTAGCAAATCTTGAAGCGACATGTGATGCCACCAAAAAAGTTGGTGGCGTTACTGCTCGCGTTTGGATTGGTGCAAAAAATACATTGTTAAATGATGGTAATAACCCTCATTACTTTGAGTACGGTAATACGTACACATTGGGCGATAATGTTTGGAGCTTATTGATTGATGAAATAGGAAGTCCGATAGTTGGTACAGAGCTTGCGTATTTTGAAGGAGTACGTTTTAAAAACAACGGTAATTTTGAAGTAACACCGGGTGAAAACGTAAACACGTTTACACAAACTTTAAACCTTGTTTTGTTTCATTATTCGCAAGCTAATATCAAAAAGTTAGAGCAACTATTAATCACTAACAATTTGGTAGCTTTTGTTCAAACAGAGGCAGGTCAAATTAAATGCTATGGTATTGATAAACTACTAAACAATACAATACGTGACACAGAAGGATTGTCACCCATTGCAGGAACTGGTGCAGATATAGTTGAATTACAAGGTGAAGTCGGTGTACAAATACAACTTCAAGCAACGTTGCTAAATATGCCTATTATAATTGATGGGTACTATTTCAAAAACGAGATTGAAGAATACATTACCGGGACTGAAAACATTGTAAACTTATTGAACTCAATGAGTGCTAATAATGCTTAACGGATTTTACAATACCGATAAGACTTGGATAGTTGAGAAAAACAAAGAAATATTTGGAATTGATGTTTGCCCAACGTGTCACGGCCAATTAGTCGAGGCTTATAATCGACTAAACACATATTACCGCAATAAAGAACTTATGGCAAAGAAGAAAGAAATTAAAACAGAAGATAGCGTTTACAAATTAAAACCTGAATTTGTAGGGGCAACTTATAGCAATGGTAAAATGTATATCCGTTTGGAAGACGTGCCAGTTGATGAAGTAGAAATTTATTTTACGGCCAAAGAAATAGCGGAATATTTTGAGAAATAAAATCGTTTCAAAAGTATTTGATGTGTTTAATAGGTTGCCTATAATCAAACAAAATAAGGCAACCACTATCTATGATAACACATTGTTTAAGGAGTTGTTAGAGGCTTGCTTAAACAGCGGTACTGCACGTATTTGTATAGAGCGTAGAGCTTCATATATTTATGGAACTGGTTTTATTGATGAAAACGTAGCCAATAAAATGGCCAATGCGAAACAAACATTTAACAAGTTATTGGCAACCGAAAGCCAAAATGTTGCATTGTATAAGACCGTTTGTTTGCGCGTGTTTGTTGATGGTGGTGGAATACCTACACATGTTTACTCTTTGCAAGTTGATAAGATTAAGCGAGGTGATGGCGTGTTTGTTTACAACCCAACATTAAACACTCCACAATTTGACCGAACGAAAGATATTGAATTAAATGAGTTCGACCCTTCATTAACCAATGCACAACGCAAAGAAATATTAAAGTCAGAGTATAAAAAACACGGTAAACAAATCGGTACTGTTCTATATTTATTCAACGCAAGTATAGGCCAAAGTGTTTATTGCGTACCGCCTGCATATAGTGGTATTGAAGATATATTAGCAGACCATGAGCTATCGAGTTATGATTTGGAAAATCTGGAAAATGGATTTTTACCAAGTGCAATAATGACCATTATTGGCGAAACTGACGATACTATTAAAGACGAAAGTGGGTTGACCGATGCCGATAAATTAAGGGGTAAGCTCGAAAAGTTCACTGCAAAAAAACAAGGCCGAGCAAGGTTGCTTGTGATGAACTCACCAACGAAGGAAGGTATACCGAACTTGCAACAACTTGATACCGGGAAAGTGTTGGATGGTTTGGAAAAAATCACTGATAGAGTAGGCCGTAAAGTTTGCCGTTTGTTTGAAGTTCCTCCGGTGTTGGCAGGTTTTGAAGATGCAAGTATTTTAGGTTCAAATCAAACTTTTAAAAACGCTTTAACAATACTTCAACATTCAGTCGAGAAAGACCAAATGTTAATCCGTGAAGCGTTACAAATGGTATTACCGGATATGAATTTTGAAATCGGAAAGTTAACGTTGATTGACTACATACCAAGTGAAGTATTGGCCAAATTAACGGATGATGAATTGCGTGAGTTAGGTGGTTATGCGCCAATACCAAAAGAAGGAACAACCGAAAGTCAAAGAGTAATTGATACGTTAAACAGCATGTCTCCATTAGTAGCTAATAAGATACTTGAGGCGTTAAGTGAGCAGCAATTATTAGACTTAATCGGATTGAAAAAACAAACAGCAACGGAATTACCACCGGAAGGAGGCCAAACACAATGATAAACATAATCAAAAAGCAAGATTTGGCAATAGTACCGCGATGGACTGACAATATAAAAGATGAGTGGATTAATCCGTTCATAACGCAGTCGTGTGAGTTGGATTTTTACGATACACTTTCGCAAACATTATATGATGCAATAGCTAATTTAGTGGTTGATATATTGGCAGGTACTCAAGGTTTACCTTGGGTTGATGGTTCATATTCAATTGACGATATAGTGACTTACAACGGTGTTTATTACATTGTAAATTCACCTGTAACAGTTGGAGAAAATCCACCAACAACAAATAATAAGTACACCGTATCTGAACTGCTAAATTTTTGGGCTAATTTCGTTAAACCTTTCTTGGTTTACTCGTGCTATAAACGCTTTTTATTGTGGCACGGGAAGCACATTAGTATGGGCGGAGTAAGAAAACACAACGACCCAACTTCATTTGAAGTAAACGCTGATGAACTTACTTATTTGCTTGCAGATTTGAGGCAAATAGTTTCGGTAAAACAAAGCAAGATGTATCAACAATTAAAGCAAGTTGATTACACATTTGACGGTGTTAAGTATTTGACAAACGACAACGTTAAAAAACCAAACAAAGGGCTAAATATATTCGCAGTATGACGTATAACCAAGTAGTAACAATGATAGGCCAAATAGCCAACGCCATAAACAGCAATGGAATATTTCTGCACGGCCGCACCTATGATACTACATTAGGTTATGATAAGGTTTATCCACAAATACAACTATTCCCATTTTCGCAAAGCCCTGAAAGTTCGAATGAGAATATAATTCGAACCACTTGTTTAATCGGTTTTTTTCAGGTTGATAGCCACGAAAACAATCTAACACAAAGGCAGGCTATTATTGCTGGAATGGATGATTTGGCAAGAGCCTTTGAGGATGCTTTTAGGTTACGAAAAATACAAATCATTTCATTAAGGCGCGAGCCTCAATACTTGGTACAGATGGGTGTTGTTTCTGGTATTGCAATGGAAGTTGTTTTTCAATCAGGTAGGGGGTGTTAAACATTAACAAAAATAAAATTTAAATATATGAGCGGAAGCCAAAACGACATCTTACAAGGTGGACACAAAATAGGAAAGTTTGTAAATTCAAGTAAGCCAATTTCAGGCGGCACTTATTCAATATTTGTAGTGCAAGAAGATTGCGTTATTACAAGTATGACTGATGTAAATGATGCAGACGTAAAAGCACAATGGAATATCGGAAGTGAAACAATAAAAGCCGGGTCGATAATATTTGCACACAACCAACTTGGTATTAAAACAGTAGTATTAACAAGTGGTAGCGGTTTTGTTTTAGGAGAAAAAAAATAATTAAACGCGTATGAAAATATACGGTTATGGTTATGGTAACGCATTTGCCAAAAGACCAAGCAGCGGAGGCGCATCGTTACCAGTTAACACGGTAGCACCTGTTGTAAGTGGTACGGCAGTGGTTGGACAAAGTCTGACCACAACTGACGGTACATGGACGGGGACACCATCACCAACATTTAGTTACCAATGGTACAGAGGTGCAACACCTATAAGTGGTGCTACGAGTACAACGTACACACTTGTACAAGCAGATGCAGGCAACACCTCAAACATGAAGTGTGTAGTAACAGCTACTAACGGAGCAGGTTCAGCAAGCGCAGATAGTAATACGGTGGCAAGGGTGTTAGATGCTTTAGCTAATGCTTATTTAACAGGTTTGGTTTCAAATGATACTGAGAAAAATGCAGTTAATCAGCTATACATTAGTTTACGTGCTAATAACTACCATACAGAGGCAGATTGTATACAGATATACGCAAATTTCTCAAGTGATGCGCAACTTAAAAGTATAGTCGGAGCAAATCCAACTTTGGTAAACTCACCTACATTTAGTAGGGCAGCTGGCTCAGTACAAACAGGAACATCATATATTAACACAAACTTTGTACAAACCGTTTCAACTAAGTTTACAAGGCTAAGTAATTCTTTAGGGTACTCAGTTTCAAATAAAAATACAACTCAAGCAGGAGGTTGTGGATTTATAAATGGCAATTTTACTTTTATTATATTAAATAATACAGCAGGTGTGGCTTTTGCAAACTATTCTAATACGCAGGGCAGTTCAGCCTTTGTAAGGACAATATCGAATAAAAATTACGGTACAAAAAGAACGGTGTCAACGGACAGATTAGCCTACCAAGACGGTGTTACAAATAGTGCCGCAATTACCGCAGTAAATAGTGCGTTTAACACTCAACCAATGTTTGCAGGTGCTATTAATAACAATGGTACTGCAATTACAATATCTGAGGCTGGCTCTATAGTTTGTGCTTTTTGGGTGGGTAGTTCAAACATTGACTTTGATACAATGTATAATATTATTGATACTTATATTTCATCTTTATAATGCAAGTTTACGTAATACCACAAGATAAACTAAACGAGTGGAGAAGTGCAACATTTCAGCCAATCGAAGATGCACACGGTAACTATGTAGTTGCAGTTGATGCAGATTATAGTGACTTCCCGAAAAAAGAAGATTTAGCCCAATGCGAAATCATTACTTATGTACCTAAAGAAATGATAATATGAACATAACACTATTAATAATATGCAATGCTATAAATACGACACACTACAAGACGTAGATAATGCAGTAGAGGCGTTGAATACCTATCATGGATTACCCGTTAATGGTGGAGAAACGCAATTCAGTAGAAGCAGCTTTACACTTCATGCAGACGGTTATTATTACATAGGCTATGATAACGAATGGACGGCAATATTAGGAACACCAACAACAATAGAATTAGAGCAAGAATAATGAACACAACAGACAACGATACAGCAATACTATTAGTAATATCATGGGTAAATTATATCATTAGCCACTTGTTACAAGATGCAATGCTTAACAAGGTTGCATTGATATTAACGATAATAGGCAGCTTCACTTATATAATACTTAACATAAAAAAAATATTCACAAATGAGAAAGGTAATAGCAATGATTAGCAAGGGGTTTATCGAATTAATAAAGACCTTTACAGGAAAAAAATCATTATTCAGCTCTAAGCGAATTGAACGGTTCTTAGTGTTCAGCGCAATGCTTGTATTAACTATTGTATATGCGGTAACTAATATTAAGAATTGTTCCCTATCAGCAAGCGACTTCGCTGTAATATTAGGAGTATGGATGACGTACGCTGGATTTAACACCATTAAGATTAAAAAAGATAATACCGAAGATGCAACAGATAAGTAAGCATATAACCTACAAAGAGGCTACACAAAGCCCAACAGCAACGAGGTTAAAGATTGACAACACACCAAACGATGAAGTGTTGGCAAACATGAAGTTGGTTGCTGAAATGTGTTTTGAACCGTTAAGGGAGTGGTACGGAAAGCCAATTACTATTAATTCATTCTATCGTTCACCAGCATTAAATAAAGCCGTTAAAGGGGCTAAGAACAGCCAACATATATTGGGGTTTGCAATTGATATTGATACACCAAGTAATGCCGAAAATAAAAAGCTATTCGATTGGTTAAAAGCTCATGTTGAATTTGATGAATTAATATGGGAGTATGGCAACTCACAAGGGCCTGATTGGGTACACATCAGCTACCGTAAAAACAACAATAGAAACAAAATATTGTTTGTAAAATAGTATAATTGCGCCATGAATAACAACACACTATTGGCAATCGCACTATTTACCATTACATTGCTATCTTTCAAACTTCACTGCACGAACGAAGAAGTAAAACAGCGTGACGGCTACATATCGGAATTAGAAAACGAAAATGCAGAAATCGAAGCAGACAGATTATTAATTTTAGATAGTGCGGATGTGTTAAAAAAAAAGTTGACACAAAGCGAAGTCGAAAAACAAACTGCTTTATCCAACTATCAGAAAGCAACACGTGCGACTAAAAACGAAATGCTAAAACGTTTTGGTGGTGTTAAAATAGTTCACGATACAATTCAAGTTGCGTGTTTAGACACCACAGCAGTTGACAGCATAAACAAGTTAGCAATAGCTTACGACTTCGAGGTTAACAACGGCAAAACAAAGGACACGATTATAACGCATTTAACGAACGCAAATTTGAAAGCTGATAGTTTACTTACGAATAAAGACAAAATCATTACAGCGGCAAAAGAAGATGCCAAATTTGAGAAACAAGGCCGTAAGTTTTGGCAGGGTTTAGCTATTGGCTTAGGCGCATTTCAAGCGGTAATCGTTTACATTGCTGTAAAATAAATTTGTTTGTTACAATGCTTTTGATTTAGTTTGTAATACATTTGAAACCCGCCAAGTTTTAATAAACAATTATTTTAAAACCGTAAGCTAAACACTTGCGGTTTTTTTATTTAAATTTGTTTGGTTAATTCAAATTAGATATTATCTTTGCCAAACACAAAACCAATAACATTATGACACTAACAAATCAACAACCTTACAACGGTGTGCAGATAGCCGCACCGTATTGTAAAAGGTCATCAATTATTAAAGATGATAGAAAAAAAGCACGCATTATTGCGCGGATAGTTTCCGAAAAATTCGGCATACCTGAAAAGGACGTAAAAGCTAAAGGCCGTAAATCACACATAATCGAAGCCCGTCAAACAATGGCTTATTTTATGAGAATGTATACAAGACTATCGTTAAAATCAATTGCATTAGAATGTGGCGGTTTTGATCACACAACTATTTTGTGGTCATTAGAAAAAACGGAAAATTTATTAAGTTACGACAACCTATTTATAGCCAAATTTAACGATATAAAACAGCGGATAGAAAGTGAGTTAATAGTAGCTGTTACCTATCCAATATGGTCGCATAAATATATTAATAAATAGCACCATGAAAATCTACATAGACCAAGCGCACTATCAAGAATGGTGCAACTCAATTGAAGTTGTAATGTGCGAAGATGGAACACAAAATAACACCAACGCAAATTGGAAAACAGCAGGCATAGCCTTAGCCGATTTGAACGAGTTTATAAGAACGCGTTACCCGGATGAGCATGTGATAGACGTGCCAACGCACGAGGGTGAAAACAAACAAACGGTGATACCTTACATACATGCAGTAATGGAACACTTAGAAAAGTACGCTAAGGAATACATTGAGGCAGGGAAACAGTTTATTTACATTACCGAAACCAACGATGATCAAAAACTAAATATATTTTAAAACACAAACCAATAATTAAAAACAAAATGGAAAATCAATCAATGCAGCAAGAGTTGGCAGCAATCGCTCAAAATGTTTCAGTAGAAAAAAGAAACGAGGTACAATCAGTTTTAAACCATGTTTTCAATGGTGTGAGTAAAATGCGTGAGCAACTTGATACCGTTGTAGTCGAAGATGAAAACGACAAAACAAACATGAAATTGGCTAACACTATTAGACTTGGTGTAAGGCAAGTAAGGCTTGATGCAGAAAAAACATTTGATGCGAAAAGGGCAGAAGTTCAAGCGCAAATGTTAAGCTACAAAACCGAAGACCAATTGTGGTTAAAGGCAAAGCAAACAATGCAGATTTTGACTAAGGAAATTGAAGAGCAAGCACGATGGAAGGAAGAAACACGCATTAGATTTGAAGCTGAACAAAAAGAGTTAAAAGTACAGCAGCGTATGGTTCAAGTTTCAAAGTTTTCACCAGAAATTCAAAGAGCCGATTTTGAAGCTATGACAGATGATGCTTTTGCTATTTTTCTATCGGGTATAGAAAAGGCTTATACCGATAGAAAAGAAGCAGAAAAGAAAGCAGAAGAAGCACGTATTGCCAAAGAGAAAGCTGATGCAGAAGAGCGCGAACGCATAAGGATTGAAAACGAAAAACTAAAAGCACAAGCAGAAGAAAAAGAAAAGCAATTGGCGGCAGAAAGAGCAAAAGCAGAAGCAGAGAAAAAGGCTATTGAAGAAAAGGCTAAAGAAGAACGTGAAGCGGCAGAGGCTAAGTTGAAAGCAGAGCAAGCTGCTGCACGTGCAGCAGCAGAAAAAGCGGCAGCGGACAAGGCGAAACTTGAAGCAGAGTTAAAAGCAAAAGCAGATGCAGAGGCGAAAGCGAAAAAAGATGCAGAGGCGAAAGCAGCGGCTGAATTAAAAGCAAAACAAGATGCAGAAAAGAAAGCCAAAGCAGCACCAGACAAAGTAAAATTGAATGATTTTGCAACGTTATTAGATGGGCTTGCAACTCCTGATGTAAATAGCGAAGATGCAAAAAAAATAATGGCTGATGCAAAAACATTGATTGCTAAAGTATCGGCTTACATTCGCGAAAAAACACAAAACATTTAACACAAACCAATAAAGAAATGGAAAACAAACAATTAACAACTAAAAACTTTTTTTCGCAGGATGCAGTAAAAGGTAAATTTGAGGAACTATTAGGCAAACGCGCACCTGCATTTATTACATCAGTATTGCAGGTAGTGAACGGCAACAACCTATTAGCAACAGCCGACCCGAAATCGGTATTTAATGCAGCAGCAACAGCGGCCGTGTTAGACTTACCAATTAACAACAATCTTGGTTTTGCGTACATTGTACCGTATAAGACTAAAATTGATGGGCAATTTGTGAACGTGGCTCAATTTCAATTAGGCTACAAGGGATTTATTCAGTTGGCGCAACGTTCAGGCCAATTCAAGACTATTAACGCAACTGCTATTTATGAGGGGCAAATAGTTTCCGAAAATCCATTAACCGGGTACGAGTTTGATTTCAGAGTTAAGCCCGTTGGATTGCCGATTGGATATGCTGCATATTTCAAATTATTAAACGGTTACGAGGCTACTTTATACATGAGTACGGATGAAGTTAAGCAACACGGTAATAAGTATTCTAAAACGTTTAATAACGATGGTGGTATTTGGAAAAAGGATTTTGATGCAATGGCGAAAAAAACCGTGCTAAAATTATTGCTTTCTCGTTATGCTCCGTTATCAATCGAAATGCAAAAAGCCATTAGTGTTGACCAAGCGGTGATTAATGATACGGGAACAGTCGAAGTGACGTATATTGACAACCAAGAAAATGAACCTGAATTTGAAAGACTAAAAGTAATGATTGAAGATTGTACCACGTTATCAGAGTTGATGCAATTAGATAGCCATGTAAAGGCTTATAACGATGAAACCTTGACTTCTATTTACCGCCAAAAAACAAACGAATTAGAGCATGGAAATTAACGAGATTAAAAAGAAAAATGAATACTTCGCCAAAGTTATTGGCGAGGTATCATCAGCAGTACCGGTAAATGAAATTTTGTTTCGTTGTTCAAGTTTGGGTAAACTAATGGTTGAGCCTCGTAGCAAATCAGAAACAATAAGTGAAAGCACCAAAACACACTTGGTTGATGTATGGGTGACTAATAAGTACGAGCGTTACGAAGAGATTACATCTAAATATTTGGATAAAGGCAACGAGGTTGAAGAAGATAGCATTACGGTTGTAAGCAGGATGACTAAGCAATTCCTAAAAAAGAATATCGAACACTTGCGTAACGATTTCATCAAAGGTACACCAGATTTGTTTTTAGGTACAGCTATAACACAAGCTGAGCGCATCAGAGATACTAAGAGCAGTTACTCTATATTTACATTCCACCGTTCAATCAACAAGGAACTAAGCAAAGATTACTATTGGCAGTTACTTGGTTACATGTGGTTAACCGGTGCGAAAGTTTCTAATGTTGATTACTGCTTAATTAACACGCCTTACCACATTGTAGAAGGTGAACTTCGCAAAGAAAGTTATAACCATTTGAACGGAGATACACCAACATGGATTGAGTTACAACTAATTGCAAAGCACACATATGACAGAAAAACATTTGAGGATTACGTGCATCAAAGGGGTTGTTTCCCATCAACCGAGGCAGACCATGCAATAGTAAAAGGATTTGTCGAAGTACCTTTAAAAGAACGTTGGTTTACGTTTGAGTTTGAGCGTAATGATGAAGATATTGAGCGGTTAAAGCAACGGATAATTGATTGCCGGGAATGGATAAATCAAAATCTTGATACTAAATTCTAAAATTAAGCCTCCAATTCGGGGGCTTGTTTATTTATGGTTTAAAATTATTGCGTTTGATTTTCAGCAGTTACAAAATAATTATTAATTTTGTTTGGTGAATTAATAAATGGTTGTACATTTGTTAAACAATTAACTAATAACAATATGACACATTTTATTTTTTTCTCAGCATTTGCGCTATATGCGCTGCTAACCTTACCTAAAGCGGTAAAAGAAACACAACAAGATTTAAAACACTTTAATCAATTAAACTAATGGCAGCAGAAACCGAAAACCAATACGATGTAGCTTCAAGAGTTGTAGCTATCTGTAATCGTTTGCATAATGGTAAGATAACACCAACATCAGCAGGTGAGCAAATCGCAGCAGAAATAGAAGCGTATGCCGAAATGAAAGTGCAACAAGCGAAAGGAGGCGACAATGTTTAACCTATTAGCACTACTTACTACAGCAAAAATAGTTCACATGGTAGCCACTAAACCAAAACACAAGAGCGAGGTATTAATGAGCAGACGTGAGCGAGTTTACCGACTTTACTTGCAAATGGTTAAGGAAGGAAACCCGCTAAAACAAAAGCAAGCTGAGTACCTTATGCGAGTTATTGACAACAGACTTGCAAACATTCAAATAAAAGACATACATCAATACAACTAATGAGAAAAAACGATTTAACAAAAAAAGGGCTACCAAGAAAAAAGCCAGGGCCGAAACCGTCAGTTATCAAATTTGACAAGCCGATTCAATTCTTTTTTGACGAGCCAACAAAAGATAAATATTCTGCACTACCAATTGACGAGCGCAGGAAGTTAATAACGAAAGTAAGAACGGTTGTGATTGACTTTATAAATGGGTAACGTATCGGGCATTGCCGAAGAAGGGGTTTTGAAACTCCAAAGCTCGGATTACCCACTAAAGTTGATTAGAAAAATGAAGCTCAATAAACCACATCACCCCCTTTTTTGGCAATGCCTTGTTATAGGATGGCTGCGGTAAATTAAGCACAAAAGTAAAATCGAAGCACTAAAGAAAATTATTAAAAACAGCGAAGCGTGGGCAAAATAAAACACATATCATTATTCAACGGAATTGGTGGCTTTCAACTTGCTGCACATTGGGCAGGTTGGGAAAATGTTGCCCATTGCGAAATAGATGAGTGGTGCAATAAAGTAGTAGCACAGCACTTCCAAAAATCAAAATGCTACACAGACATAAAACAATTTAACGCAAAAGAATATGCAAACAGAATTGATGTTATTTCAGGAGGATTTCCTTGCCAACCTTTCTCCCTTGCCGGGAAACAACGAGGCAAGGAAGATGACCGCTACCTCTGGCCTGAAATGTTACGAATTATTAGAGAGGTTAAACCAAAAATCGTTATTGGCGAAAACGTTGCTGGCATCGTTGAATTGGCACTCGACACGGTGCTTTCTGACTTGGAGGGTGAAGGCTACAAAACAGAGGCGTTTATTATTCCAGCTTGTGCCATCAACGCCCCTCATAGACGAGATAGAGTGTGGATTATTGCCTACACCGACAACTGGTGGAATGGATGGGGGCAGCAACAGCCGGAAAGCCAACAAGAAAAGATTGAACCTAATGAAAACACCAACAGCTTTCGATGCAACGGTGAGGAGTGGGAAAGCAAATCCGAAATTCGGGGATTCGGGGAGTTTAGCACAGGAAATAATGAGCGGATTTATAGCAAACCGATTACTACCAACACCGAAAGCACAAGACAGCAGATGTGCGAAAACGGACAGGGGAAAGAGCAATTACGGGGAAGTTTTACACGGGATTTATGGCAGGAATGGACAACTGAACCCCCGATTTGTGGAATGGACAATGGGATACCCAATAGGGTGGACAGAATTAAAGCACTCGGAAACGCCATAGTTCCGCAAGTAGCTTTTGAGATTATGCAGAACCTAAACCAAATTGCTGCCTTAGCAGCAAAAGAGCGTGGGGCTGTTTTTAATAATTTTCAAACGGAACTGTCAAATGAAAACGAAATGTAGCAGCTTTCCTATAACGTGTTTGCGTTTGGCTCAATGGCGGACATTGGAGCGAAAAACTTTCAAACTACCACTAAAGCCGATGCGAGTCACAATGTTGATTAACCAATAACCCCGCCATTGAGCCAAACGCATGTTATGCTCTCGTTGCGGATTTTTAGCAGTAAACTTCAATCGGAGCAATGTTTTTTGTTCTTTTTTGTGGGTGGGTAAAATTATTTTTGATAAATAGTTGTAAATACAAAATAAATACTTATCTTTGTGAGGTAATTTAAAACAAAGCATTATGTATAGATTAATTGAACACATCTGGAATGGTCACGATTACAACCAAAAAAAGTTGTACGAAAGTAATGACTTAAAAAAAGTAATGAACAAAGGAAAGACTACTTTGAAAAAAACTGAAAGTATTAGAATAGAAGAGGGTTTCTATGATGCTTTTGGAGATTGGGAAACGTTTAAAGAATTTGATGATATTGATATTAGAGAGTATGGCAACTAAAAAAGTAACGATAAGCCTTACTCCTGAACAGCAGGATAAGGCTCGTTCTTTGTCAAATGAATTATTTGGTAAAGAAAATATTTCAGGACTTGTCGGGTTTTTGATTGAGCGTTGGGAAAAAGAACAAAAAACTCCCACCAAACCTCAATCGAAGCGGTAAGGTAGCAATGGAGCATAACGTTTCCGCAGCTTGGCGAGGTGCGGGACTTTTACCCAAAAAGCCACAAACGAAGTACAAATTTTAAATAAACACGAATATGTCAAACGAAGTAACGAACCCCACATCTTGACAAACTATTGTTAGCGGTTCGGCCTTATCAA